GTGTTACATCATTGAATATTTCAGCCTGGCAGCGTTCGCAGAGACCACTAATTTTATATTCGCGCTTTGCGATTTCGCTGTGAAAGACTGAAGCGTCTTCGGTGCAGCTGACGCAGATATTCAGCGCCAGTGCTCCGGAAGTCGGTCTACCGTAAAGGGCGGTAGCGTTCTGATCAATTAAAAACTTGATCGCGGGGTGTTTGTCTTGGAAGCTCATGCTGTGCCACCATAGGATACGTTAGCGTCGGACTTCGCTTGTTTCTCTCGCTTGTCCAGCATTCCCTGGAATTCTGCGATTGTCTCGCAAACTCCGACCATGCGTCCGCCAGTAAAAACCTCGTGTATTGCCTTAACAATATCTTTTGCGCATTCTTCCTGGACCTTTTTCGTGATTGATCCAATCATAAGGGGGATATCTTTAAGCTCGAGGGATCCATCTTCAAAGGCTGCGCGTAACTCTTCGTCGGTCATTAACTTGTCATCTGTCATAGTTATTGCTCCTGTTATGTTTAACCATAGGGCGCGTGCCCGTCTCTGATTATAAACTAATCGAGCTCGGGAAGGTAGTGCTTAATCATATTGATCACGCGCACACATACGGGCACAAGTCACACAAGCGAGTGGGGCAAAGGGAGAGAATGATAGGATTCGATGATAGGATTTCCCCCAGGCGCCGCGGATCTGCAGATCTCGAGCTCCACTTGGGCGAGCAGCAACTGCTCAACCAATTGACCAAATCGGTCCGAACCAATTCCGGAAGTCGTCGAAAATTGCGCGCAAGTCGTTGATTCGCTTCGGATCCGTCGGTCCGCCTGGCGCAGCTCGAGCTCGAGCGATTGGTCCGCGTGATAAACAAATTGGTTTACGTTAAAAAAAGACGTAATAAGTGCGCGTGTTTGTTAAAAGAAACGTCGATTAAATGTAATAATTATTCGTCTGCGAATGCGAACGATTCGTATTCAGGCCCACCAAGCTGTTAGACGAGCCGGAGCGTAGCGACGACCGTAGAGTCTGTTGTTGTTGCTGTTAGGCCCCCCATTTACATTTCCCTTTTCCGCTATATTGTCCCAACAAACCCAAGGGGTAAATACTTAATACATAAGGAAACACTGATATGGCCCAGGACGTGTACGAATACATAACCCGCTACCTGAGTAGGGGTGGGGGGTAAAAATGCAGCCACGGGCATTACAGAGCGTCTGAGAGGATATTATGGCTGGATTGTACAGAGGACTCCTGGATGTTCCTGAGTATCAGCAGCATGTAGCGGAGCAGGAAAGGAAGAAGAAAGAAGAAGAAGCCAGAGCAGCAGCTGACTATCAGAGAAGGCTGGCTGCGGATATGGTTGGGGTAGAACAGTTCAGTCCATTTCTGGGGCTGAATACACAGGACCCTGAAGCAGGGCTTCTGGCTAAGTACGCTGCGCCTACAGATGTGGTTCCTGCTTTCACCACTGCAAAAGCCGGTGCAGGGCTGCTCAGTGCAGCATTAGGCGCTCTATTCTGGAATCAGGCCAGAAAACAGGCTGTAAGTCCTGGTACGCTGACTCATCTGGGGTATCACGGTACTCCGCACACCTGGAAGCCGGAGCCTGGGTATCCCCTGGGAAGAGCAAGGCTGGGAGAAGAAACAGGACAGGGCGCTGCCATGTACGGCAAAGGCGTGTATATTGCAGAAGAAGCGGGCGTATCCAGGGAGATGTTTGACCAGCTGACAGATCAGCGCAAACGGATTATAAGTAGTGAGGCAGGTGAAATGGAACTCTCGCCGTGGAGAGTCTCCGCGCTGGAGGAGAATCCAGGCGCTCTCAATGATATGGGTGACGATCTGGCCCGTATTCTGAAGGACACAAGAAACAGGATAGACAACCCAAAATCAGATTGGGATCAGATGTACGCCGGGGAGTTGGAAAAAACCTACCTAAAACAGCTCAAAACACTGGAAGACTTCAAGAGGGTTACAGGTTACGGGGAAAAAGGGCATCAAGTTCGCGGGGTCGTTCCCCGTGCAGGAGACCCGCTACAATTAACCTTCCCCAAGAAAGGGGGTGTATACAGGCTGGATGTACCGGATGAGGTTATACCTGATCTTCTTGATTTGAACAGGAGCATCAAGGATCAAGCTCCGCATGTTCAGAAGAGGTTGGACAGTATACTGGATAAATTCGACCCAAAGGACCCAGGATCTTGGAGGCCTGATAGCGACAGCAGTTATGGCATAACTGTGGGCCCTTTAACCCATGAAGGCGTGGTATCGTCCCTGAATACAGGGGAGTATTACAAAGCGCTCCGTCTGGCTATAGGCGACGACGAGGCAGCTAGGTTACTGGAAGAAGTCGGCATACCTGGGGTGAAGTATTTTGACGCAGGCTCCAGGGTAGCGGAAGAGGGGACACGCAATTTCGCCATCTTTGCTGATGACGTATTAAAGAGGATAAAAGTATTGGGTATTGATAAATGAAGACACCGAAGCAAGAAGCATTCATCGAAGCGTACTGTTTGACAGGTAACGCTAAGAAGTCTGCTGTTATGGCAGGTTATCCTGAGAAGAGCGCCAAGCAGAAGGGACATGAGCTTAAAAAGCAGTTCGCAGATGAGATAAAATCTCAGATAGAGCGTAATGTGATGGATGCAGCGCCTATTGCTCTGTCTGCTATGCGTAGGCTGGCTGAGGATGCGACCTCAGAGAGCGTCAGGCTGGCTGCGAACAAGGATTTGCTCGATAGGGCTGGTTTGAAGCCGACAGAGCGTATAGAACAGAAAATAGCCCATGTTGAGCAGGCTTCAACAGATGAGTTGAAGAGAGAGCTGGATGCTCTGGTTGGTACAGACGATATTGACGAGATACCTGAACGGTTGAACTGAAATGCCTGTCAAAAAAGTAAAAGGGGGTTGGAAATGGGGAAAGTCTGGTAAAGTACACAAGACTAAGAAAAAAGCTCGAACTCAAGAGAAAGCAATATATGCAAGTGGCTACAAGGGAAGGTCTAGAAAAAGCGGTTGAGATAGCCAGAGAACTCCGAAAGAGGGAACGCTACAACCGAATAGAATTCTACGACCCATACCCATACCAGAGAAAGTTTCACGAAACAGGTGGTTACGCTAATCAGAGGCTTCTGATGGCTGCTAACCGTATAGGCAAGAGTTATTGTGGCTCTGCTGAGATGTCATTCCACTTGACCGGACTGTACCCGGATTGGTGGAAAGGAAGAAAGTACAGACAGCCTATTACGGCGTGGGCTGGCGGAGTCTCTAACGAGACTACCAGAGACATTGTTCAGCATGAGCTTTTGGGTTCCCCAGATGACCCGGAAGCGTTTGGCTCCGGTACTATACCGAAAAACTATATAATAAAAACTGAACGCAAGCCGGGGGTCCCTAACGCTAAAAGCGTGGCACTTATTCGCCATGTGAGCGGTGGGAACTCCTCTTTATTCTTCAAGGCCTACGAGATGGGCCAAGAAAAATGGCAGGGTAGGTCGGTAGATTGTATCTGGCTGGATGAAGAACCGCCACGGGATATATACTCCCAAGCGGTAACCAGAACCCTTGACAGACAAGGTATGGTCTACATGACTTTCACCCCTGAAAACGGTATGACAGAGACTGTCGCATCGTTTATGAACAACTTAAAACCAGGGCAATCCCTGGATAACGCTACCTGGGATGACGCTACAGAGTCCATCCGCAGCATGAAGGGAGAGCCGGGGCATCTTAATCACGCTGTGATGGATCAGATACTGGCCTCATACAGCCCACATGAGCGTGAAATGAGGCGATATGGACGGCCTTCAATTGGTTCTGGATTGGTATTTCCTATAATGGAAGAGAAGATCATAATTGATCCTTTTGAAATACCTAGCCATTGGCCCAGGATATGCGGGATAGATTTCGGGTTTGACCATCCTACAGCCTGTGTTTGGGCAGCTTGGGACAGGGAAGAGGATGAGTATTATGTTTACGACTGCTATAGACAGGCCAAGGCTCCGCCAGCAGTTCATGCTCAGAATATACGGAATAGGCCCAGCTTTATCCCCGTTGCTTGGCCCCATGACGGCAATAGACGAGATTCTATGGGTAATCCTGGTCTAGCTGACCAGTACCGCCAGTTAGGGTGCAACATGTTACCCTTTATTTTTGAAAACCCCCCTGCTTTAGGGGAGAAGAAGGGCGGTAACTCTATAGAGGAAGGTATTATGTTCATGCTACAGCGTATGGAGGACGAGAAGTTCCATGTCTTCTCTACGTTGTCGAATTGGTGGGAAGAATTCAGGATGTACCACAGAAAGGAAGGCAAAATAGTGCCTTTGAACGACGATCTAATGTCTGCGACACGTTATGCGATAATGTCGATGCGTTTCGCTGTTTCGGGTAAAGACCCGACCTGGACTAAAGATATACACTACAGGGAGTACGGAATCATTTAATGGCTACGGAAAAGATAACGGAAGACGAGTTAGTCGCCAGAATAGACCAGGAAATTACGGATTCTCTGGGTTGCGGGGACGAAATAGCGATCCAGCGTGAGCAGGCTATGGAGTATTACTATGGCGAGCTCTTTGGTAACGAAGTTGAGGGGCGCTCACACTTTGTTGACTCCACTGTACAGGACACAATAGAGTGGATAAAGCCCTCTCTGATGCGTATATTCGCTTCTGGCAATCAAATGGTTACATTTAACCCTGTCGGCCCTGAAGACGTAGCTTCTGCTAAACAGGCCACAGATTACGTAAATCACGTATTTATGAAGGATAATCCCGGCTGGGAGATCCTGTATACTTGGTTTACTGATGCTCTCTTACAGAAGAACGGCATAGTCAAGGTCTGGTGGGACGAAATTGAAGAATGGAACCGTGAAGAGTACAAGGGGCTTGACGAAACAGAACTTGAGGCGCTCATATCTGATCCTAGAGTAGAGGTCATTGAGCATACCTCTCCAGGTATGGAGATGGACGGGTCTTACACCGACGGTGGGAGTGAAGGACATCACATAGTCATAACCAGGGATACGAGCCTTGGTAGGGTTCATGTAGAGAATGTTCCTCCCGATGAGTTCCTGATCTCACGATTCTCCAAGACCGTGCAGGACGCTCGCTTCACCTGCCATCGCGTAAGAAAGAGCTTGAGCGAACTACGGGAGATGTACGGTGACATAGATCCTGAAGATCTATCTGATGATGCTTATGGTGCTGATGCTTTCTCTGGCGAGAGAGAAGCAAGATACAGTTTTGATAACTCTGGCTACGGCGGTTTTGGCCCAAGCGAAGAAATTTATGGTCCTGACGACTCTATGCGGGAGTATTGGTTACACGAATGCTTCATGCGTATCGACTACGATGGTGACGGTATCGCAGAGCTTAGGAAGGTTTGTCTTGTAGGCAGTAAGGTACTGGCTAACGAAGAGATAGACCGTATTCCCTTTGTATCGTTGACCCCGATAAGGATACCGCATAAATTCTTTGGTCTGTCTATCGCTGACATCGTTATGCCACTTCAGTTAATGAAGAGCACTCTGATGCGAAACCTCATGGACAACATGTACAACCAGAACTTTGGCAGGTACGCTGTTCTTGAGGGGCAAGCGAACTTGGATGATTTGCTTACGCAACGTCCGGGGGGGATAGTCAGGGTAAAGTCCCCCAATGCTGTCATGCCTCTGGCTACTCCTCCCCTTCAAAATTATTCTTTCCAGATGCTGGAGTACATAGACTCCATAAGGGAGTCACGGTCTGGTGTAACCAGTAGCACACAAGGGCTGAATTCAGATGCTCTGAAGAGTCATCAGACAGCTACAGCTGTAGCGCAGGCAATGACGTCTGCTCAGGCAAGAGTTGAGCTTATCGCTCGTAACTTTGCTGAAACTGGCGTGAAGGAGCTGATGAGTGTAATTTACGAGCTCGTACAGAAGAACCAGGACAAGCAGAGGGTTGTTCTCTTGAACAACGAATGGACTGAAGTACGGCCTGATATGTGGCGCGATAAAATGGATTGTTCTGTCTCTGTAGGCATAGGACACGGTAACCGTGACCAGCAGCTGATGCACTTGTCTACCATGCTGCAGTTTGCAACTGAAGCTATGTCTGGTGGGCTATCAATAGTGAACGATCAGAACATATACAACATGGGAGCTGCTATGCTACGCAACATGGGCTTCCAGAACGTAGAAGATTATCTGACTAACCCAGAGGATATTGAGCCTGAACCAGAAGGCCCGAGTCCGGAAGAGCAGATGGAACAGGCAGAGATGCAGCTGAAGAAGGGAGAGCTGGATGTGAAGATCGCTGAAGTACAGATCAAACAGCAGAAACTTCAGTTAGAGGCTGCTGAAGGCCAAGTGGATGCTCAACTGAAGATGGCGGAACTTCAGTTAGAGCGTGAACAGAAACGGGCGGTGGCGATAGGAGCAACATAATGCCCAAAAAAAGATTTGATCCTAAAGGCAGAGGATATGATTATGCTGGGGCAAGGGCTGCTGGTCTGCGCCCTGATTCTTCCGGCCACTGGCCTAGCCGTGATCCGAGGACGGGATTACTTTTTAAAGGGGTCAGCCATCCGACATTTTCCAAAACTAGGGGGGCTGCGACAAGACTTGGTTATGAAATAAAAGAAGGGCCGGGGGGAAGATATTTTTCCATAAAGAAGAGAATAAAGCGGTAGCCTTGTGATGATAGACCAAGAAAGAGAACTAAGAGCAAAGAGACTACTCGACGACCCCCTATTTAACGAGGCATTTGACACGTTAAGAAAAGATTTAATGGACCGCTGGAACGCTAGTGGTTCAACAGAAGTTGAAGCCAGAGAGTCTATCTGGCTTGCAATGCGACTGCTCGACAGAGTGTATGGTCATGTAACGTCCATAGTTGAATCTGGACACATGGACAAGATACTCTCAGAGCAACACCCATTCATCTAAGAGGAATTTAATTATGGCGGATACGCAAGAAGCCCCGCAAGAAGCAGTACCTGACGGAAACGCTCAGGAAGGTAGTTTAATAGAAGCACAAAACGCACTACTGAAGTTGATGGAACCTGCAGAGGAAACACCTGAAACTGAAGAAGAGCAACCTACGGAAGAAGAGGAAGCCCAACCTGAAGAGGAGGCGGAAACTACGGAAGAGGAGCCTGAAGAGTCTGAAGAAGAGGACGATGAGGGCGCTGACGACCAGACAGAGGAAGAAGAGGACCTTCTCTACGCTGTCACCGTAAATGGTGAAGAGCAGGAAGTAACCCTTGACGAGCTTCTGAAGGGATATTCAAGACAGTCAGATTACACGCGAAAAACGCAAGAGATTTCCGAACAACGTAAAAAGGCCGAATCAGTCGCTCAAGTGTGGGCTGCTGAAACCGACCAGATTCGGAATGAAAGACAACAGTACATGCAGACTCTCCAAAACATCATTGACAATACTGGTCAGAACTTTGACCAATTTGCTATGGTTGATTGGGATTCGCTGAAAGAAACCAACCCTATAGAGTACGTAACAAAGCGAGAGGAATATCGTGAGTTACAAGAGCGTATACAGGCGATGCACAATGAGCAACAAACTGTGCTGCAAAAACAGTCTGAAGACGCCAAGAAATTGCACGCTCAGACCCTTAACCAGGAGCATAAACTTCTAGTAAATGCTTTACCTGAATGGGGTGATCCAGAGAAGCAGCGTGAGATTGGTCTTGGCCTACGCGATTATGCTAGAAACCAGGGATTTGCAGATCAAGAGATCTCTGACCTAGTAGACCACCGTTCATTGTTAGTTCTTAGGAAAGCAATGCTCTACGATAAGCTAAATTCGTCTGATATAAAGTCGAAAAAACTAAAGAACAAGCCTAGAGTAGTTAGGTCGGGAAAAGGTGCCAGTAAATCATCGGATAAAAAGAGTAAGCGTACTAAGTCTATGAAAAGGCTGAAGCAAACAGGCCACATCGACGATGCGGTCACTTTGCTTGAGGATATGATGAACTCCTAACGAGGATATAACTATGGCAATTGCTACGAATACGTCACTGACTTATAGTTCTGTGGCGATCCGTGAGGATTTGTCTGACGTAATTTACAATATCGCTCCTATGGACACACCCTTCATGTCAGGTTGTGCTAAAACCACTGCTGACAACACATTCTTTGAATGGCAGACCGACTCGATTACGGCTGGTGCTGCTAACCGGAAGATTGAGGGCGACGATTCAATCGCTGCCGATGCACGGGTGCTCCCAACGCGACTTGGTAATTACTGCCAGATAAGTCAATACGTAAATCAAACCTCCGGTACAGATCAGGTAATGAACTATGCCGGGCATGGCAAGCATCAGGCTTACCAGTTGGCTAAAAACGGCAAACGTATGAAGAGAGACATGGAATCCATGCTCACTCAAAACATCGTACGTGCTGCTGGTGACTCAACGGAAGCACGGGCAACCGCAGGTATCCCTGCGTGGCTTAACACAAGTCACGTTGCGGGTGGTTCCGGTGGGTCGGCTGATGCTGGTAGTCTTGGTACTACGGCTATGGTGAACAACACATCTACTGCTGCTGCTTCAGAAACTAACATCAAAGCAACCATTAAGGAATGCTATGATGCTGGTGGCAGTCCTGACATGATGCTTGTTCCATCAAACGTAAAGCAGACCATCTCCGCTCTGTCACAGACAGTTTCGGAGCTTCGCACGTCAGCTAACAAGGAAGCTCCGGCTTCTGTTGTGGCGGCTGTTGACGTATATGTTTCAGACTTCGGTACGTTCAAAATCGTTCCGGATCGAAACTTAGCGAAAGATGGTCCGGGTTCTGTTGCTGCAAACATCTTCTTCCTGGATATGGATTACTGGGCCATCGCATGGCTACGTCCCTTCCAGACAGTTGATCTTGCAAAGACGGGCGATGCTGTAAAGCAGATGCTTGTCGCTGAATACGGTCTTGTCTCTAAAAACGAGGCATCCAGCGGTATTCTAGCTTCAGTAAGCTAACAA